GTATGCATTACTTCATCGTATCCTGAACGTTCTAAAATTTTATTTTTAATTTCTAGTTGCTTCTTTTCTTTTTGAATTCTTCTCAAGAATGCATAGTAAATAATCTGAGTAAAGTATGCAAACGGATTAGAAGATTTCTCCGGATTAAAGTTATCAATATATTGTAAGCAGTTCTCAATACCATCACAAATCATGTCCTCACGGAACATGTAGTTGACAAAGTTTGGTTTGTATGATAGATGTGTAGCGATCTTAAGGAAGCACTCACCAATATAATTTGGAACACGAGGACGTGGTTGATCGTTTTCTTTTGCTGCGATCACTTTATTCCGATAGACAGAGACCGCCTCTAGAAATTCTTTATTATTGACGTAATACTCTGTCTTTTTTTTCATGAGAACTTTTCCTTTTCGGATACCTTAGTTTAGTTCATCTTATGAATATTGTCAAGGCTTGACAAATCCTGAGAACCTGAGTAGGATAACTATGTCAGAGTTCAGAAGGGTTGTAGCTCTTAGCTTCTATTAAATAGATCTTCTAGAGATTTTTTAGTTTCTTTAATGGAACCTAGGTTTCCCATTGTACGAGAAAACTTATGTGGTTCGTATGACTCTTTAAGTGAAGTTACTTGATTAATATGTTTTGCTACCGTATCAGAATAAAATTTTTGTATACGTTTGTCTTCAACTTCAATCATAGTTATGATATGCTGCTTAGGTAAAACAAACATATGATCAAAAGTTGAATGAATCCATTCTGTTAAAGAAAATCCATTAATTCTTAAATTACTTTTTTGTTGATCAACAAAGGTTACCTCCATAGGATTTTCTAATACAAGACTATCATCATCAGGCATATAAGAAACTTTTGAAATTATTTCTTCACCTGTAATTAACTTCATAGTTGCTAAAAATTCTTCTTCCATATTTAACTTGATCTAAGGTTTACTTTTATAACCTCATACTTAAAGTTCTCATCATTATAAATGTTGACTCTCTCATTCAAATGTCTAAGGGTATAGTTCTGACCGCCAATGTCATCAGCGATATCGTATAAGGTTGCAATGTCTTTGCCTTCGCCTTTCCTGAGGACACGTCCGATGGACTGGAGGTTGCGGATGCGCGACTTACTAGGGGATGCAAAAATAATATTGTGTAGTCTTTTAATATTAATGCCTGTAGAGAATGTACCGTATGAAGCAAGGATTACGGCGTTGTTCTCAGTCTCTGTAATCTGACGAACTGATTCTCTGTCTTCAACATCAGTGCCACCGTGAACAAAAAATAGTTTTCGTTCGGGGTCTATGTTACTATTTATCAATTCTAAAAGTGGTTCCCCATGCTTTTCAATGTAGTTAAATAGTACAAGAGTGTTTCCTTCAATATCTTTTACTAGATTTTTAATCAGATTATTTCTACCACGATGTTCTACAATGTATTCCATCTCGTCATGATATGATTCAAAATGTTGAGGAGCATGTTTACAAAGTAAAATTTTAATTCTAAATTTAGAAAGATAACCTGATTTAATTAGATCATCAGTTTTAGTAACTTGTTCACAATCACCAAACAATCCTTCCAACACCCACTTGTGTGTCTTGCTCCCGTCTAGGGTGCCAGTAAAACCAAACCTATACTTGGCGTTGTGAAGTTTAGTCATGATTCCCGTGAGGGACTTTGACTTAAATAGGTGTGCTTCATCACCGATAACACAGTCAATGTCATCAAAGTATCTTTTTGGAAACTTGTAGATTGATTGCCAGGTTGAAATAATAATTGGTTTGTCAGTATTTTTATCCTTGCCGGAATATATCTTATGCACATGATCGTCAGCATTCCACCCGTAGTCATTAAAGTCATTGACCATCTGTTCCACCAGGGAAGTAGTAGGCACGATGATGAGCGTTTTCTTGTTGGTAGCAGTATAGTATCTGACGAGGGAATAGATCATGAGACTCTTTCCGCTGCCCGTAGGAGAAAGAAGTAACTTTCTATTATTTTTAATTGCTTCGTAAACAGCACGATATTGATAAACTCTTGGTTTAATATTAGATCGTGTAATTTTATTCATGTAAGTTTCAATGCCTGCGTATGAAACAAAGTCATTAGTTTCTTTGACTTCTCCATACCAGTCATTAGTTTCATACTCAACTTTATATTGTCGTTCATCTGCCCAGACCTGCAGGTGCTTCATCAGACCACCATAAAGGTCGCCTGTACCAGGAGAGTACAGACGAATGGTTCCATCCCAGTATTTGTATCTGGGGTTCTTTTTCAGGAACTTTGCTTCAGGAACTTCAAAAGAAAAGTAATCTGAGAGCTCCTGATGTATATGTGGTTCTTCAGAATGAATAGTAATATATACTTCGTTTTTCTTTTTAATAATTAAATTAGACATAGGGTCCGCCACCAAACCAAGTAACTAAAGATTTTCTAGTTCCAGATGTTATTAAATTAACTTTATGCCAAGTATCTGATGGAAAAAATATAACTGTCCCTTTAGGTTCTTTAAATTTTACACTTCTTTCTTTTGCTAAAGGTCCAAAGAGTTCTAGTTCTAATTCACCACCTTCATATTCTTCAGGATCATTTAAAAATATTGTGAGACTTATTTTTCTAACAGGAGTGTCTGGACATACACCCGTCATCTGAGATCTTAAAAGTCCTTGAGCATCAACATGCCAATCATAATGATCTCCTTCATTATAAACAGTATACTGTAGCCCCTCACCTCCTAAAATTTGAAGGTTCCATTCTGCATTTACATTTGCTTGATGGCAAAGACTTAATAATAAAGATCTTAGATTAGAATTTTCAATCCATTTAATTTTACAACTTCTTAAATCTTGATTACTTGCCTTACCTTTTTCAAGATTATTTTCTGCAATTGCATTTTTAATTATTAAAAGATCGTGATCATTTAATTTAAATTTAACGAGAGGATTACCAAATTTCATTATTGTCCATTGACGAATTTTTCCCACTCAATTGCACTCTTGACCTGGAAACCTCTATTGGAAATTTGACGCATGACTTGATCTATCCAGTAAAGCATCTGGTCTAGATATTTAATTTTTGCCTCAAGGTTGATGATGTCCTCATCTGCTTCCAGATAAGTTCTCATTTTCTCTGAAGTCTTAATGCTTGATCCGAATGGTTTAGCAGCATAGGTCTTAGCATCTGCTTCGCCTGAGTAATACTCACGCTTATTTTTTACCAGTTTGCGGGTCTCAAATTCCAGCGAGGTCTTGATCTGCTGAATGTCAGTGTAATGGTTTAAGTATTTATTGTGTTGGAAAGGGATAGATAATGCGAGTTGTCCTAGATCTGTGGTATACTGTTTGTTCTTAAATTGAAAATCAACTGCAGAATCTTCTGCCCAGTCCTCTCTCAATTTTTCAAATTTATTACGAAGGGTTTCAAAATTCATAAAGGTTGTAAATTCTCATTGCAAATAGTGTATTTCTCATACTTAAACGTTACGTCTGCAAGTAGATACTCAACATCTCCTACTGTAGCATCAAATTGAACTCCAGACAATGACACTGGAAAAATATTTTTAAAATCAATAATGTGATTTACATTATTATATGAAGTTAAAATGTGTAGTCGTGCTGATGAGTATTCATCTGGACCAGACGATCTTCCATTTGCCAATCCGAATTCAGTAATCCAATCATGTACTGTACGGTAATTAATTAATTCTTCATCAATAATAAACCGAACATTTAAATCTCCATAACTAACTCCGCCACTGGGAGCAATCGCTACACCTCTATATGGTGTAGGAACTTCAACGAATGGCATTGAAATATCTGGAATACTTGCTGTCTGGCAGAAAAAATCTACACCACGAAAAATTTCAAGATCCAGTTTAAAACCAACTGGAGATAAAAAATTGCGGTTACCGATTTGTTCTTTGTACCATTCTGCAGGCATGTCAACTTCCCAAGCTACTTAGTATTTATGGGTTGTCTGCATCAAGACCTAAACTAATTAAATATTCTGTCCACCAATCCGGATCTCTTTTCTGTCTCCATTCCGGAACTGGTAAACCACGAAGCGAATAGTATTCATTAATCGCTTCATTGATAATCTGTGCGATCTCCAAATTCTTCTTCCTTTTCATCAACGTCTGCATATGGATTGTCCAAGAATGGTCCTCGTTTTCGTGAAGGTTCTTTTCTGACATAATCCGATTCAGTGTTTACAGCAGACATCCATACAGCAATTTTTAACATTATATAGATTGCAATAATAGGCGTAAAGCAAAGAGCAAGTGTCAATTTATAATTCATTACTCTCGGTATTCTTGTAGTATATCTAGTACTTTATTTAATGCGTAATGAGATCCATCATTCCAAGAAGTTTTATGCTCCCTGTAGAGTTCGGTTTTTAATTTATATACCTTTGTAAGCATATCGGTTTTTGATAAACGACCACGTGGCATAATAATTAAGAGATACTTCTTCTATTTAAGCATAAAAAAAGGGACCCCGCAGGGTCCCTGTGTTGATATCGTAACGATATCACATGAGGTTTTGAACCAAAACACGACGGT